CGAGGACCTTGTTGCGGCCACCGCCCGACGCGAGGACCTCGCGTTCCTGCTTGGAGCCGGCACCCTGAAGGATCCGATCGGTATTCTCAACATGGGTGGCACGTCAGTGACTGGCGGAGCCTCGACTCTCACCGGCGCCATTTCGACCCTGAATTCCTGCGAACTCTCCCTCAAAGCCGGTAACAGCCGGATGCTCTCCGTGGGCTGGGTATTCCATCCGGCAGTCGAGATGTTCCTCAAGGGGCTGACGGACAGCGTCGGTCACTACTTTTTCCGTGAAGAGATGGAGCGGGGGATGCTCAATGGCTATCCTTACGTGACCACGACGCAACTGCCCACCAACCTCGGCTCTGATGGTCACGGATCGTACATCTTCTTCGTTGATTTCGCCGATATCATCATTGGTGATGCTTACACAGCCGACGTCGAAGTCTCCTATGAGGGCGCCTACGTGGGAACTGACGGCAAGACCGTGTCGGCGTTCCAGCGCGATCAGACCCTGTTCCGGATCATTCGCGAGCACGACATCCAGCCTCGCCATCTTCAGTCGATCGTGGTTGCCACAGTGGATGGTTGGGTACCGACAGGTTGGTCGAATTACGGACCTGGGGCGCCATACACGACGCAACCGCTCAACACGAGCCCGAGCTCGGCGCAGAGCGCGAACCCATCCGGCTAATCCGCCTCAATTCCAGCCTGACAACATCCTGCCCCGCTCCGGGCAGAATTCTTGGAGAATGAAATGTCCCAGTCCCGTAATGCTTCTGACCCGGGTGCTGCTGTGCGGTTTCGCAAATGGTGGCGTGGTTACAATGTCGATCAGGTCGCCCGTTTCGACACTTACACGGCAAAACAGCTGGTGGATAAGGGAATAGCGATCTCTTACCGCCCTACCAAGGAAGAGGCCCAGCGCGACACTGAACTTGCGAATATGCGCAAGCTGTCGGCGGAGGAGAGCATACTGCTCCGCGAGAATGCGATCCTCGCTCGGCGAGGGGCTTTTTCCTCGGTTGAAAAGTAGCACCCCGCACGATGCCGGCTACTCTGTCGCTTCGCGTGATCACGCCGCCGGCTAACCCGGCGGCGGATCTACAGACAGTCAAGCGACACCTGCGTGTCGATCATGACGAAGACGATGATCTTATTTCAGGCTACATCGAGGCTGCTACTGCTTGGGTCGAGCAGTACACAGGTCGAGCGCTCGTCAAGACACAGTTCATGCAATCGATTGGCGAACAGCCTTACGGGGCAGCATGGCCTATGCTCCCCTCGCCTTTCCTGATCCTGCCCCTCGCACTGTCCTGGCCGCCACAGCAAGCTCAGGCTTACCGTATCTTGCGCGCACCCATGATGACGATCGATGCCATGGCTCTGATTGACGCCGATGACGGATCTCAGGTGTCAGTCACACCCTCACAATATGCACTCGATGTCTATTCCGAGCCATCCCGGATATGGCTGGATAACGTCCTGCCGCTTCAGAGGCGACAAAGCCTCCTCGTGACCTTCACCGCTGGCTACGGCGCAGATACTGCTGACGTGCCACAGGCTATTCGTCTGAGCATCGCCATGCTCGTCGCCCATTTCTACGAAAATCGGGGAGATATGGAGATGGGCACAATGCCCGCGGCGGCCGAGTCTCTCCTCGCAATGTACAGACTGGTCTGGCTCGGTGCCTGAGGATGAACGAATCCGTATCGGGCGCATGAAATGGCCGGTGCTTGTGGCGAATCGCAAGCAGCTGCCCGAAGCTAATCCCGGCGTGGGGATAACGGAACTGTTCCCCCAGATGCTGTCTGTGCGAGCAGACGTGCAGCCTGTCGGAGCAGCAGCCTATTGGGGCTCGATGCAAGTTGAGAGCGGTATCACTCACCGTATATTCATGCGTTGGGTCGAAACACTCGACAACGAGTGCGTGATTTTCCGTGTGACGAAGGGCAATGAAAGCACGCCGTCTGCGCCCGTTCTCATCTGGGAACGGTTTCGCATTCGCCGATGGAAGGAGGTGGCTGGCCGCAAACGATTTGTCTGTATCGAGTGCGAACTCGAGCAGCGTGAGGCAGCAACGCCCGGCGTGATTGCAGGCCAGATTGGGGCAGATAGCGGTGACTGAAGATAGCCGTCTCGTCATTGACGTCCCATCCTATGCGCTCGAGTTCTCCAAGCAGAACCTTCGCAAAAGTCTGCGCATTGCCGCGAATGAAGTACGACGCACGGCGCGGCAGGAGATCAGGCAGAGCATCGGCGGTGGACGACTCTATTACGGGCCGGGAGGGAGCATCAGTTATCGCGGTGGATCCGCAGCGGGCAAGCATCGCGCTTCGTCACCGGGAGAGTCACCGTCGAATGTCACCGGCACGCTCGCCCGAAGCCTGAAGGTAGAGCCGGGCCATAGCAAGTCAGTCTTCGTGGTCCGAGCCACAGCATTCTATTCGGTCATGCTGGAGGGTGGCGCTAAAGGCGGCGGGCCAGGCAGAAAATACCAGCGAAAAAACGGACGAAATGGCACCGGTGGAAGCCGGGTTCTAGAGCCGCGTCCGTTCCTGACCAAAGCTCTTTCCGAGCGCTCGGAAACAATCTCGCGACGTCTGGCTGATGCAGCCGTGAAGGATGTGATTATGGAGCGTGTCAAGAAATGAACGTCTCGCAAGTAATCGCCCAGATCAAGACAACGACGCAAGTCTTCAACCATGACGGAGGTGCTCAGGTAGCAGGGGCGGCAGAGGCCGCCCAGGTCGTGGACAAAGCATGGCTGCTTCGCCCCGCAGCCTATGTCATTCCTCTCGATGACAGTGCTTCCGAAAACGTATCCATGAACGGGCTGGACCAGGACGTCGAGGAGACAATCGCCATTATCGTTGATCTGGACAACTCCGCCGATCAGCGAGGGCAATCCTCCGTCGCCACAATCGAGCAGGTTCGCGCTGATCTCTTTTCCTGCCTCCTCAATTGGATGCCTGATGGGTCAAACGCAGCACGTGGGTTCTCTTATGCTGGTGGTCACCTCATCCAGCTCGATCGTACCAGGATGCATTGGGAATTCAGATTTTCCTTGAAAATCCTGATCTCCGACGCAGATGGCTGGCAGGCGCCCGAGGAACAGATCACAGAGATCGATGCAACCTTGATCGACCCGGACACGGAACAGGAGACTGGCCTCAAGTTCCGCGTCTAACCTGCGGAGCCTTCGACATGAGAGTCTACCCTGTCCCGAACAGGTGCGTTCGCGATCCCGTCTCGAGATCCCCGGTAGACCCATCCGGGCTCGAGGTCAGTGACTTTTCTCCCTTCTGGCTGCGCCGCCTCCGTGATGGAGACGTCTCCAAACTGTCGCCCGATGATCAGGAGGCAAAGGCCAAGGCTCATCTTGCGGTGTCTTCCGAGGCGGAAGCCGCACCCCCTGCGGATCATGCGTCGTCCGAAACGGATCATAACCAAACGGAGGCCGCATCGTGAGTGACTCCATCACCTTCCCTCGATATCCGTCCACCAACCGGGTTCCCGGCGTCTTCGCCGATGTCGATCCCAGTCAGGCGAATACTGCAACCGTCCAGTTGCGCGGCCTGATCGTCGCCCAGATGGTGAAGGGATCGGCAGTTCCCGGAACACCGGTCATCGTGCCGAGCGCTGCCGCAGCGGCCACGATGTTTGGGGCGGGTTCGCAGGCCGCGATCGCGGTCACACACTGGCGCAATATCGACAGCTTCGGTGAACTATGGGTGTTGCCGCTGGCTGACGATCCGCAAGCCCAGGCCGCTGCCGGGTCAATCGCCATCACCGGGACCGCTACCGCCGCAGGTACTCTGGTCTTCCTGATCGACGGCGCATTGGTATCGATCGCTTATAACGCGGGGGACGCGGCTGCGACGGTAATGGGCCGTATCGCGCCAGCCCTTTCTCAGGCGGGGAACTTTCCGTTCTCTGCGGGTGCGATCTCTTCCGGTGCAGTTCCGCTCACTGCGATCAACAAGGGCGCCTGTGGTAACGATCTCGTCCTCGGGATCTCCACGCAATCCAGCGATTACGTCTCTGCTGGTCTGGCCGTCACGATCACTCAGCCAACTGGCGGCTCGGCAAACCCGAGCAGCCTGGCGAACGCATTGCTTGCGCTCGGCACGCGGCCCTTCGATTTCATTGCCACACCCTACGCGGACAGTGCCAGCCTCTCCGCTTTCAAGGGGTTCATGTCCGATGCGAGTGGGCGCTGGTCGTGGAACGAGATGATCTTTGGCCATGTCTTCACCGCTATTCGCGGGACGTTGGGAGCAGTCACCACGTTTGGGCAGTCGGTCAACGATCAACATCTCACTGTGGTGCCGATCGCCGATAGTCCCTCTTCGCCGCTCCGCTGGTCGGCCGAAATTGCAGCCAGCGCTGCAGTCAAAGCGCGCACGGATCCGGCACTGCCCATCACCCAGATGGCGCTTACGGTGCTGCCACCCTCCGACGCGAACATCTGGTCGTTCACGGAGCAGAACTCCCTCCTTTACGAGGGCCTTTCTGTCTTCTCCGTGGGCGACGACGGAACGGTTTCCATCCTCCGGCTGATCACCACCTATCAGACGAATGCGGCAGGTGTGCCGGACGATTCATATCTCGACGTCGAGACGATGAACACTCTCGCTTACGTCATCCGTGATCTCAGGACGTTCCAGCAGCCTTATCTGGCGATGAAGCTGGTTTCGGATACCACCCGCATTCCAGGTGGATCCGGAGCAATCAACGCGCCAGTCGTGAGGCAGGCGCTGATCGGGCGATATCGCTTCCTCGAGACGGCGGGCTACGTCCAGAACAGCGCGACATTCGCGGCCAACATCATTGTGCAGAACAAGGGCGGGGGCCAGCTGGCAGAGAGTTTGCCGATTGATGTCGCCAATCAGGTCCGCACGATCCCGATGCTGATCCAATTCCGAAAGAGCTGAGAGAGATCATGTCCGGAACGACAATGCGCCGCGCGGGTGTAACCGCCGGCTTCATCAACGGTGTTGCCTATGACATCACCGAGGCCCGCTATAGCCCTGCGCGATGGGTGCGGGAAACCTTGAAGGGCCTGAATGGCATTCATGGTTACTCTGAAAATCCGCAGCAAGGTCGGATCACCATGACGATCCGCGATGCGCAGGGGATGACCGTCTCTGACTTCAGCAACATGTCGGCTGTCTCGGTCCAGTTGCAGCTTGCCAATGGCAAGGCGGTCAGCGGAGACGGCATGTGGGTGACGGAGGCAGTCGAGGTTTCAGCAGCGGAGGCAACCTTCGAAGTGACGTTCGAAGGTGTCGATCTCGTTGAGGGAGCAGCATCATGAGCGAGATAAGCGAGGCAGAAAAGGTTAAACAGAAGCCTGCACCGACGCTGGTCATCCCTCTTGATGAGCCGGTCGCCCATAAGGGGGCCCATTATACTGAGCTGTCACTTAAAGAGCCGACCGGGCGTGTCGTGCTGGACGCGGAAAAACACCTGAAGGGTGCTGCGATAGGACCTGCTGATTTAAGGCTTTACCAGTTTACGCTTGTATCGGGTGCGAGCGGAGTCCCTTTCGATGTCTTGCGAGACTTCTTTCCAATCTCGGTGATAAATGAAGGGCTCCGGTATCTTCAGGGTTTTATCGAGGCTGGCGAGTCGATTGGCGAGAAATAGCCGTCAGCCTGACCTGTACTGTTCGGTGGCCGCCCGATGAAGTCTGGCGGCTAACCCCCAGCGAAATTGATTGGTGGTTCGAATCCGTAACCAGCCAGAAGGAGCGAATTCAGGATGGCTAACGGGTTTTCGATCACGATCTCCGCCGTCGATCGTGCGAGCAAGGTGATGGACAACATCACCAAGCGCATCAACGCGATGAACGCCCCCCTGCGTCGATTTCGTGGATCAGCCGGCAAATTCCTGGACGCAAGTGGTATCAATCGGGTCGCTGGTGCCTTCAGAGGGTGGGCCGCGGCTGGCCTTAACGTCGCGGGATCTCTGGTAAAGATTGTCGAGCCACTCGGGATATTGACGAGCGTCGCAAGTCTCGCCGGTATTTACAAGCTGACGTCGTCATGGGCCCAATTTGGCTCCCGGCTCGGTTTCGATGCGCAGCGCATTGGGATCATGCCGCAGAAATTACAGGCGCTGCAGGGGGCTGCAGAAGAGGCGGGTTCATCCGCGCAAAGCCTCACGTCAGGAATGCGCAATCTTCGCGATGGAATGGTCAATGCTCTTGGCGGACGAGATCCCCAGACTTTTCAGACACTTTTCCAACTGTTCCCGGAATGGAACAAAGATACCCATCACCTAAGGCAGGCGTTGGGTAACCTCGATGGTTTCCTCCCGCAGGTCGCGAACAAGATCGCGTCCATTAAGGATCCAACATTGCGGGCCCGTCTCGCAACACAGCTCTTCGGATCTGCCGGGGAAGACCTGATGCCTTTCCTCCTGAAAGGCTCGAAAGGCATAAACGAACTTACGGCGAAAATGGCCAAGTACGGCCTTCTCAATCAGGACGGTATTGAGAAGGCGAATAAGCTGCGTGAATCCATGGTAGATCTCCGCTTGGCTTCCGTTGGCTTGTCCTACGCGATCGCACAACAGGTCGGGCCGAGCCTTGGCGGTTTGTTAGACTGGTTCACCAACCTGATCAGCGTCAATCGAGCGACGATTGCCGCTAATATTGGGAAAGCGGTCAAGGTCTTCGCAGATTGGGTGCGGTCCGTTGACTGGAAGGCCGTCGGATCCGATATCAATGATATCTTCACAGGGGTCAATAACGTCGCCAATGCGATGGGGGGCTGGGGCTCTGTCGCAACGCTCGTGACAGAGGTTATGGTCGCGAAGATGTTCGCGCCGATCCTTTTCAGGATTGCCAAGGTAATTTTCATGGCAGGCAAAGCGACAAAGGCTCTCCAAGCCATGGCGGGCTCTAAGTACAACGCTTGGGCTGATGCTGCAGTCGATGCCGGCGGTGCGGGCGGTGCAGTCAGAGCGGGGGGTAAGGGACTGCTGGGAGCTGGACTACGGGCCGGTTTATGGGGTGCAGGGCTCTATGGCATCTATGAGTCTATCAAACCGAAAACGCTCGGAACCGGCGATACCGTGATGAGAGGCGGCCCACTTCCCAAGGATATTGAAGCTGCGGGGCGCGATTCAGCTCACCGAAACGGTATCGATCCGAACACCTTTCTGTCTCTGCTTCAAACCGAGAACGGTGGCTACAATAAGGTCTCCTCTAAAGGTGCCTTTGGTAGCGCGCAGCTTATGCCGGCGACGGCAGCATCCCTTGGGCTACCGACCGGTATTGATCAGCCTGGATATTCCTGGAAAGCCAACATCGAGGGCGGTGCACGTTATTTGGCGCAGCAAATCAAGCATTTCCACGGCAACGTCCGTGCAGGTATCGCCGCGTACAATGCAGGGGCTGGCAATCCGGGTGTGATCCATTTCGCTGAGACCGGGGATGCGAGCAAACTGCCGAATGAGACGCAGGGCTATGTGCGGTCAATCGAGACAGAAACCGGTGTACGAAATTTCCAGGATAGGCAGCACACAACGAAGCCCTCCCCCTCATCTATAGCTGCTCCCACTAATCGATCAGTCGTAACACCGCCGTATTCCCCCACTGCTCCCTCCACCTATACTCCTGGCAGTCCTCCCCCTTCGCCTCCCGTAGCCACGCCTTCATCCGCAGGTACTCAAAGCCTCGATAAAGCTCATCTGACGATGGACGTGCACGTTCACAGCAGCTCCGATGGTTCGCATCGCGTGACTATTCCGTCTGCGACAGTCAACGGGCAGCCGATACAGCCAAAGATTGCTCGCGCCATGCCCGCTTCGGGATACTGAATATGTCAGTGATCGATCTCATGATCCCGGCAGTATGGCGAGGCGTTCCGTTTCAGGTGATCGGATCGAGCCTGCGAGCTGGCCGGCGCAACGCGGTCCACGAGTATCCTTTCCGTGCAGAGCCTTGGGTGGAAGACCTTGGCCGCGCATCTCGGGTTATCGCCTTCACAGGGCGTCTCGTAGGAGATGACGTCTATCTGCAGCGCGCGGTCATGCAAGCGGCCTGCGAACTCAAAGGGCCTGGCCTTCTCATTCATCCTACCCTCGGCCCGGTTCAGGTAAGTCTGCTCGAGCCTGTGGTAATGCGTGACCGGTTCGACGCGCAGCGTGTCGTCGAATTCGAAATGGTTTTCATGCAGGGGGGCGAACGACTTTACCCCAGCCTGCTCGTCGATACTCAGAACGGCATTCTCGTTGCCGCAGCGGCCGCGGTCCTACTCATTGGCCGGATCCTCGTATCGGCAGTTACCGGAGGTGGTTCGTCATCTGCCGCGATCGCACTCGGATCGCAGAGTATCGCTGCAGCCTGGAGTGGGCAGGCAAGCCAGATCGGACGCGATTCCTCTTCCATTTTCAGGGAGACTTCAGGTCTACCGGGGTACAATGGGAGATATGATGGTGGCGGTCTGTCTGTGCCCGCGGCTCTCAATGCGACCGTCGCATCCCAACGATCAGCGGTTGTTGCATCGAGATCGGCAATCGATGCAGCATCAGGCGCTTTGGTGTCAGTGTGTGCTGATATCGTCACGTCACCGTCCGCATGTTCAGACGCAGCGCGGCAGACGGTAGTTGCGATACGATCTGCGACGATTAGCCCGCTAGACCAGATCCGGGTTCTGTCAAACCTCTCTTCTTTTTCGCCTACGATATCGAACTCGGTCGCCCCGGTAGGCGCAGCGATCGCTTCGGTCCAACTCGCGCTCGCGGCGGTGTTGCGTCGCTCCGCCTTGATAGCCTTGGCCGAGGCCGTTTCAAGCTGGCAGCCTGACAGCGCAGACGCCGCGCAGAGCGCCCTCGCCAATATTGTATCACTCTTCGACGCTGAGATCCTGGTCGCTGCTGACTCTGGTGATGGAGATGCTTTCAGTTTTCTTCGCGATCTGCGCACGGCAGTTATTCGGGATTTAAGCGAACGAGGGGCGAAGCTTGCCCATCTCGAGACCTTCTCATTCAACCGCACCATGCCGGCTACGGCATTGGCCTGGTCTCTCTATCAAGATCCAACGAGAGTTCGAGACCTTATCGCGCGCGCGAATGCCCCGCATCCACTCTTCATGCCCCTAACCTTCGAGGCGCTAAACTCATGAGTATCGGCTCGTTCACTCAACGTGCATTTGAAACCACACTCCCTCGAGTTGATATGGACGTATCACTCACCGTGGGCGGTGTTGTCTGGCGTGGGTGGGAAGAGGTGCGGATAACTCGTGGTTGTGAGCGCTGCCCGTCTGACTTCGATATCGGAATCACGGAGAAATATTCCGACAACACAAAGATTGATGTCGAGCCTGGGCAACCCTGCATTCTCAAGGCAGGGGATGCGTCTCTGATCACAGGCTATGTCGATCTCTATAACACTGCCTATGACGCGACGAATCATGGTGTGAGGATCGCCGGGCGTTCCAAATGTCAGGATCTTGTCGATACCCACGCGGTGGTACCGAGCGGACAGCTCGGCAACTGTACCATACGCACTCTCGCAGAGCAGCTTTCGCAGCCCTACGGTATCAAGGTCGACAGTTCATCAGTTTCGTTGCCTCTCGACCCCTCTGAGAGTGTGTTGCCCATGTTCAATGTGACACTGGGCATGTCTCCATTCGAGCTCATCGAAGCGAATTGCCGATACTATGCCCTGTTGGTCTACGATAACCCTGACGGCGATCTGGTCCTGAGCCCGGTGAGCTCTAAATCGCATGCGAGTGGTTTCAGTGAAGGGATTAATGTGCTCGCTGCAGAGGTTGCCTTCCGCATGGACGAGCGCATGAGCGTCTATTGGCCGCATCTGTTTACGATCCAGACCATGAACGATCTTCCCGATCCGAACGCGGGTAGTTCGTTTCCCCCGCTCTATGATCCTGGTGTGCCTCGCTACCGACCTTTCTTCGTCGTGAGCGAACAGTACTACAATGACCACTTCCTGGCGACCAAACGAGCCCAATGGGAAATGCAGCGCCGGCGTGGCCGATCGCAGGCGGTCCATCTGGTGTGCGACTCCTGGTACGACTCGGCTGGTGAGATCTGGCAGCCTAACCGCGTCGCTCCTTTGAACCTACCCTCGCTGAAACTACCCAACAAAAACTGGCTCATCACAGAGGTCTCTCTGTTCACCGGCATGGCGCGCGGCACGGGAGCAGAGATCACGCTTATGCCCCCTGAAGCGATGACCGTCGAACCAGCCTTCCCCATGGCTTTCGATTATCAGATTGCTCAGGCTCTCTCGCAGGCTAACAGCCCATGATGCGGCGGCTTATCTCCTCCCTCTTCAGTGTCGGGAAGACGTCCACGTCCCCGGACGACACTGGCGGCATTCAAAAAGTCCAGGTCCGGCTCTCTCAGTATGAGACGCTTGACCATCGAATGGTCATGGGGACTTACGGCCTCATCAGTTCACCACCTGTGGGCAGTGACGTCGTGCTGGCCTGCGCCTCGGGTCAGCGGACGAACGGGTTTGTGCTTGCAACCAATCACCAACAATACAGATATCGGAGTGCCAAGCCCGGTGAGGTAGGTCTGGCGAATGGCGTAGCAGGATCGGTACTGCTTCTGGCTGCAGATGGGACTCTCGTCATCAATGTCCCGGGGGCGAAGGTGCTCATAAAAGGGGCGACTGTCGTTGCGCAGGATTTCCAGACCGAATCCGGGGTAAGTCTCGCCGCCCACCTCCATGGCGGTGTCCAGGAGGGAACTTCGGATACGGGAGCTCCGGTAACGTCATGACCGATATCAGGCTTATTTATGACAACACAGCCGGTCACTGCGATTGGGTATCGCTGGGATCGGATCTTGATACCTCGCACGATCTTGAGACCGCAGTTCTGCTCTCCCTTTTTACCGATGCGCGTGCACCGGATGGGACCGTCCCGCCTGACGGAACAGGAGATCTCCGTGGCTGCTGGATCGATTATTACGAGGGATGGTCCATCGGTTCTCTATTATGGACCATCGAAGGTACGAAGAAGGTTGGCAACAGTCTTCTGACCCATGCGCGAACGATTTGCGAGCAGGCCCTGCAGTGGCTCATCGATGATGGGATCATTGGCACCGTTGGGGTCTCCACATCATGGATCAACGGATCGACCTTGAAAATCGATATCGTCCTGACTTCCCCTAAGGGGGTGAGTCAGTCCTTCCAGTATGCATGGGCATGGAAGGACGAGAATGCCCAAGCAGCTGCCAACCCTCACTGAGTTATTCAACCAAGGTCAGAATGACATTGTAGCAAGCAATGTCACCTCTGGCCTTTCGCTGCTTCCCCGATCGATCCTCCGTGCGCTCACCTGGATGTTCGCGAATCTCACGTGGGGCAACTACGATTATCAGGCTTATTGCTACCGGCAAAGCGTACCTTTCACCGCTGAAGACGAAGCTGCCGACGCGTGGGGCGCCATGCGAGGTATCCTGCGAAAGGACGCGACATCAGCTGTCATAGCTCTACTATCGAGCGGCGGATCTCCCGGAATTTCTCTTCCTGCCGGAACGATAATCAATCGATCGGACGGTCTTTCCTACGTTACTCAGAGTGCAGTGCAAACTGATGCGAGCGGCAATGTATCCTGCAACGTAGTTTGCTCCCAGTCCGGGACCGCCGGGAACTGTAGCATCGGAACTGGTTTCACCCTCGCCAATGCTATCACGGGGATAAATGCTGCATTCACTGCAACTGCATCCGTTACTCTTGGTGTTGACCAGGAGGACGATGCCGAGTTCAGAGAACGTTACCTTGCAGCCTATGCGAGCCGCGACGGCGGGGGGCGGTCTGTCGATTATGTAGAGTGGGCGGAAGCGGTACCGGGTGTAACCCGGGCCTGGTGTAATCCAATGGGATTCGGCGCGGGAACGGTCGTCGTCTATCCAATGCTCGACGACGTCCGGTCAGCGACCTCCGGCTTCCCCCAGGGAACGAATGGAAGCGGAAACGGCGAGACGCGCTACCCCAACGCAACTGGCGATCAACTCGTTGTCGCGAACGCTATCCAAGCCCTTCGCCCCGTCACCTCTCTCGTAATCGTATGTGCCCCAGTGCCCCAGGCGATCGACATCGTCATCGGTGATCTTCCTGCGGGTACTTTGTCGGCAAGTATACAGGCCGCGCTCGCGGATCTTTATCTCCGTATTGGTACACCGCTCGGGATGACGCTCTCGCCTGCGTCGATCGAGAGCGCGATACTATCTACCGGAGCCGCGACCTTTACCCTCGTTTCTCCTGTCACCCCAGTTGCCATCCCGATCGGCTCTTTGCCGGTTGTCGGTGGACTGGCGGTGCAGTGATGCCAATCCCTATCTACGGGGCTCAAGACTTTCTTGGAGCCGCACTGAGGACCTTGCCGCGTGGCCGTGCGTGGCCACGCGCCTTGTCGAGCACGCTCGCTCGATTTCTGGCGCCATTCATGCTTACGCCAGCCAGGTTCTGCGAGGCAGCCGCGGCATTCCCCTCGGAGGTTTTCCCCGGCACCGCCCTGGACATGCTGCCGGAATGGGAAGCGTCGCTCGGGCTGCCGGATCCATGCGCGGGAGATACCCCTACGATTGCGCAACGTCGCGCCCAGGTCGTTGCGCGTCTTGCCGATAGTGGCGGGTCTTCCGTTGCCTATTTCGTCAGGTTTGCGGCGAACCTTGGCTACGACATCTCCGTGACGGAATACGCCCCTTCGCGCTGCGGCGTGTTCCGGTGCGGGAGCGCAATACAAAATGAAGACTGGGCCTATTGCTGGCTCGTCCTCCACCCGGGATTTACACCGGTTAATTTCCGCAGCGGTCTCTCAGCCTCGGGCGAGGCGCTCATGTCCTGGTCAAATGGTCCTCTTGTCTGCGAGTTCGAGGCCCGTAATCCAAGCCATCTCATCCTGCGCTTTGGCCAGAATGGCGTGAACCTCATCACAGACTGGGGCGGCGATCTTCTCTGAACCCGCTTGATAGAGGAATGATATGCAAAGGATCAGCACAAGTACCGCGCTGAGCACCCGACCGACGCCCAGGACTTCCGGGACACCGGGCTATTTTTCGGATGGGAACGCGGCAACAGGTCTCCCGGGGACAGTCGTTGATCAGGACTGGATGAACGGGATTCAGGAAACACTCGTCAATGCCATCCTGGCGTCCGGTCTGCAGCTGGATCCCTCGGATGATACCTTGCTTACAAAGGCCATCCCTATCCTCGCTGCATCCGTCCAGGGGCGGCTTCTTGGCGAGGTCTATCTCACCTCAAGCACTGTCTATACCGCGCCTGCAGGCACTCGATATGTCGAGATAGAGCTCGTTGGCGGCGGGGGTGGCTCAGGTGGCGTCCCTGCTCCTGCAAACACGTCACAGGTCAACGTCTCGACTGGCGGGAACGCAGGCAGCTACGTCAGGGCGAGGATTTACAATGCTGCCCTGTTTACGAATGTGCAGGTCACTATCGGCGCACCCGGTCCAGGGGGAGCAGCTGGTACGCATGATGGTGTCCCCGGAGGGACGACATCCTTTGGCACCTATACGGCGCCCGGAGGGTCTGGCGGCAAGACTGCCTCGGTAACATCGTTCCCGAATGCGGGCCTGTCTGTGCGGACCAGCCAGGGCTCGCCCTCTACATCCGCAGATATCTCCTATGTCGGCGCTGGCCCGACCTTGTGGCAGGTCATCAATGGGACCGTAGGGGTCACTTCAACCGGTGGCGCTTCGCCCTTTGGCCCAGGTGGATACGCCTCGATCGGCGTCGATGGAGGCGCACAAGGCGCTGCGGGTGGCCTCGGCGCCGGCGGCGGGGGTGTCATGGCTCCGGGCACCTACACTCAGGGACTGGCTGGCGCTGCCGGCGGCCAAGGGCTCGCAATCGTGAGGGCATATTCATGACCGTACAGAACTATGCCGTTTATCGCGTCACGGCATCCGGAGATCAACCAGCAGGCTACGTGGTCAACAACATCCTCTGGGATGGGATCTCCACGTATCAGCCCGGTGAGGGATTGCTGCTCATCGCTGACCCCGGAAGAGCGTATCCCATTGGCAGCATCTATGCGCCTGCGTCGACTGCCACAACGACGGCAGGATAGCGCCATGACCGTGCGTCCAAGAGAAATTGTGCAAGTCGGCCAGGCCCTGGTTGCATCCTCACGGGGTGGCGGGCTGGCCGGCCCCCATGCCTCAAAAAGGGCCATGCGCCGGCAGAGGAATAAACATGGCTGATCCCGTCAATTCCAAGCCGCTATGGAGATCATTCCAACAAACGGAAGATCCGGCTGACATCGTATCCTCGCCCGATGTGGCCACGGTGTTCGGTGGAAAGGTCGATGCAGTTGACGGCCAGACGCTGGGGCTGAGTGTGCTGGGCGGCGCTCTGGATAACACCAGCGCGCTTGGAGACTATCTGGTCTCCCGCGTCCTGGGCTTCCTCGGCGTTGATGGCTGGCAGGAATGGTCACCCTCACTGATGTTTGG